GGAAGCCCCCAATGGCGAAGAATCCAACGACCCCGCGCCCGAACCGGCGGAAGAAGCGGTGGATGTCCCCGCCAAGAAGGTCGCCGGCAAGAAGGGCAAGACCGAAGAAGTGCCGGTGGAGGAAGATGCCCCCGTCGCGAAGAAACCGGCCGCGAAGAAGGCCGCCGCGGGTGGTGCTCCCGGTCGCTTCACCCTGTTTGATCTGCCGGCGACGGCGGTCCTGCGGGCGCTCGGTAAAGCCGGCTGCACATTTGTGCAGGTGCGGCCGATCCTCAACAAGAAGAAGTGTCTCGTGGCCGACGCCACGGTCAAAATCCAGTTGGCGGCTGGCAAGAAGGGTGAGCGGGGCGAACCGGCCAAACTGACCCGCGCCCAGATCGCTGAGTTCAAAGACTAAGCGGCACCGGAAAACAAACCAACCTAGGTATCGGGGAGGCGGGCGAGCATTTCGCCTGACCTCCCCGTTCCGTTTGAAAGGAAAAAGCATCCCAATGAAAACAGTTCTGATCCTTAGCGGTGGCATGGACAGTGCCACCCTTCTCTGGTTCCTCTTAGCGCGGGGGGATGATGTCCGTTGTCTCTCCATCAACTACGGTCAACGCCATTCCAAGGAATTGGGATTTGCCGCCCACCTGTGCGCCATCACCAAAGTGGAGCACCGCATTGCGGACTTGTCGGTCCTTCGACCGTTCTTGGCGGGCAGTTCCCAAACGGACGACAGCGTGGCCGTGCCCCATGGCCATTACGCGGCCGAGAACATGAAACTCACTGTGGTACCGAATCGGAATGCCCTTATGCTCGCGGTGGCGACGGCGTGGGCCATCTCCTCCAAGTCGGCGGCAGTGGCCTACGGGGCACATGCGGGGGACCATGCAATCTACCCGGATTGCCGTCCCGAGTTCACCGACGCGATGGAGAAGGTGATGTTGCTCTGCGACTTCACCCCCATCAAATTGGACCGTCCGTTCATTCACATCGACAAGGGCCAGATCTGCAAGCTCGGCACCAAGCTCGGCGTCCCGTTTGAATTGACGTGGAGCTGCTACAAAGGCAAGGAAGTTCCCTGCGGCAAATGTGGCGCCTGTCAGGAACGTCAGGAAGCTTTCGCCTTCGCCGGCGTCCCGGATCCCCTCCTTGCCCCGGACTCCCTCAATGATTAACCGCATCATGTTGGACTCGGGGGCGTACTCCGCTTTCAGCGGCATGGTCAAAGGCCTGACCGTGGAGCGATATATTGAATTCCTCTTGCAGCACAAGAAGGAGCTCAAGAGTGTCACCTGTATTGCCCTCGACGTGATTGGGGATGCGGAAGGGAGCTTGAAAAACTTCCGCAAGATGCAGAAGGCGGGGTTGAATGTGGTCCCGACCTACCACGCCGGGGAGGATACTTCCTTCCTTGAGATCTACATCAAGGAATGCGACTTCGTCGGCATCGGTGGAATGGCCCATCTACCGCAAGCCGTCCGAATTGGGATGCTGGACCGGCTGTGGGAAAAGTTCCTTTGCGACAAGCAAGGGATGCCCAAAGTCAAAGTCCATGGGTTTGGAATGACCGATTGGCAGTTGGTACGGCGGTATCCGTGGTGGAGCGTGGATTCCACCGCCGCTCTGATGAATGCCGCCAGTGCCAATGTCTACATCCCGGTTCGTCACGGTGGGAAGTGGGACTACAGCCAAACACCGACCCAGATCAGCACCAGCCTCACCAGCCCGACCGGTTGGGGTGGGTATTCGGCCGATGTCCAAGCCGCGGTGGCCCAGTTCTGCAAGGACCACGGCTTCCCGATGGGAAAACTGGATGCCCCGAAAGAGGGCGGAATGTTCCACGACTATCGGGTACGGTTCTCGATCAACATCTACACCATCCAGAAATGGACGGAGACCCTGCCGAAATGGCCGTGGGCGATGAAGATCACCCGCCGTCGGTTGTTGTCATGATCTACTACTTCGGCGGGAACTGGTCACGGGATGTGGCACGGCTTGGGAACGTGGCACAACGGAAGGAGCCTTTCAGTGTGCTCTTTACCTTTGCCGAATTCCTTGGCAACGCCCGCAAGACGGATTGGCTGGTGGCGGTGGTGGGAAACCACTCCCGACCACCGGCCTCCCTGTGGCAGAATGTTGGAACCAAACGCCCGCGCAAAGTCCAAACCAAAGCCATCAAAACCCTGCAGGTAAAACTATGATTTACTACTTCGGTACCGGTCTCTCCCGAGACTACCTCGGTCAAGCTGAGAAGAGTTCCTTGGATACGGATGTACTCTTCAGCTTCGCCGAGCTAAACGACAAGCCCACCAGTCAGGAGTTCCTCCGGGATCTACTTCAATCCATGAAGACCAATACCCCGAATCCGGAACTGTGGGCTCCAAAGGCCAAACGGCGGCCCCGCAAGGAACGCCCACCGAAGGCTAACACCCTACTCTCGTGATCTACTACTTCGGCGGATGGGGGAAGGGAGTCACCCAGTTGGGAAAAGTCTTCGCGGACGTGCCACAACCAGTGGACATCCTACTTTCCTACGCCGAACAATCCCATGCTGAAATTGTGGTGGAGCTGCAACGCACCAACCACCAGCCCCCAGCTACATTCTGGCCAGACGTTAAACACCATCAAACCAAATCCAAATCCCAAAGGAAAACCCTACTATGAGTGCACCTGCCCAACCCGTAATCATCAATCTGGATAAAGCCCTTGCCCGCCTGAAGCCCCTTGTGGCAACGGCGGCCAGTACCACGGTCGGAGAAAAGCTGACCCAAGAGAATTGCCTCTACTTTGTCGGGGGCAATGTCTTTGCGCAGGCCAGTGGCCTGACGGTCTCTGTGGTCTTTGATCTAGGGATTGATATGGTCGTCGCCGGCTCGCCGCTGATTACCATTCTCCAGAACATGGCCGCGGTGGAAAAGAATCGGGAAGTGGAGGTCAAGGTCTCCAATGGGGAGCTGCGATTCAAGGGCTCCAACAGCTCGGCTGGTCTGCGCTGGCAGGAATTGGACGGGAAGGCCCAAATCCTCTCCAATCTTCTCAGCCAGAAGTTGAAGTGGACCAAGTGCCCGGAAGGACTGATCAAGATTTGGAAATCCTGCCGGCTGTCGGCCCTCTCGGACAGTACCAATCGGCTCCTGAGTAATGTTCACGTCATGGCGGATTGCGCCGAGGCCTGTAATGACATTGAGGCGGCCCGGATCTTCTATCCCAGCAATCTCACCCTCCCTTCCAAATCAATTCTCCTGCCCTTCCATGGGCTGGACCTGATTGATCCCAGCTTCCAGCCCGACGAGGTGGCGTGGACGGATAAGCTGGTCTTCCTCAAGACTAACAAGCCCGAGACCATTCTGGCCCTCCCTACCCTGAAAGAATCGGAACCGTACCCGGAATTGGATGGGCTGTTTGAAGCGAAGGGCCAGTCCGTTCCAATTACCAGCGACTTCCGGGAATCGGTCCAGCGGGCGGCGACCATGGTGCTCAAGTTTGATCGTCATGTGAAGGTCATGTTGCAGGACGGCTCCATCAAGGTCCGCGGCCAGATGGAAAATGGCTGGTACACCGAAACATGGAAATGCGAATACCATGGACCGGAGCTGACCTTCTGTATTGAACCCAATCTCTTTACCCGCATGCTGGAAGCCGGTAAGATCAAGGTCTCGCCGGAGAAAATGTTTGTGAGTACCAAGACCTTCCAACTGGTCTGCGCCCTCCAACAACCGGAAGATACTACGGAGAAGAAATGAGGACCGGACTGGGAATCAAGTCCCAGTTGCAGTGTTCCTCTTACTGTCCTCTCTCCCGTAATTGTAAAACACCCATGATGGAGCCGACCGGCCGCGGTAAGCTGTCGGTTCTATTCATTGCGGAGTCCCCGGGGGTTTCTGAGGACGAACAAGGGGAGCAGTTAATTGGGAAGTCCGGTCAGTATTTACGGGAATGCTTGCAGGACTTGGGGGTGAATCTGGACGACTGCCGCAAGACCAACAGTGTGGACTGTCGGCCATTGGACAATGCCAAACCGGAACCGGAGGAGCTGGCCAACTGCCGCCCCCGAAAGTGGAAAGAGATTGAGCGCTTCCGTCCCAACGTGGTGATCCTCCTTGGCGGGGTGGCGATTGAGTCCTTCTTTGGAGGCCGGTTCTATGATGAGGGAAAGAACGCGCTGGGGATTACGCGCTGGCGGGGATTCCAAATCCCGGACCAAAAGGCCCGCGCGTGGGTGTGCCCCACCTTCCATCCATCCTTTGTTCTGCGGGAGAAAGAACACAATCCCGTCGTCCCAGTCATCTTCCGCCAAGACTTAAAACGGGCGCTGGCCCTTGCCCAGATCCCCGCTCCTATCTTTCCGGAACCAATCATCACCAGTCTTTTCTCGGAAGGGGATGCCTGTGACCACCTGAGTGACCTGATTCATTCCAAGCCGGAGCTCTTGACCTTTGACTACGAGACCACGGGACTGAAGCCCCATCGTAAAGGCCACCGGATTGTTTGCTGCTCGACCGCCGTCACCAGCTCCGCGGCAACCTCTTTCCTCATGTCGACTAAAGTGGCGGACTTGTGGAGACTGATCCTGAAGAATCCACACATCGGGAAAATGGGACAGAACACCAAGTTTGAATATGCGTGGAGTGATGTAATCCTCCACCAGCCGGTGGTCAACATTGTCCATGATACAATGACCACTGCCCACGTGGAAGATAATCGCCGGGGCGTAACCGGTTTGAAATTCCAAGCGGCCGTGCGCTGGGGAGTCTACGACTACAGCAGCAGCGTGGCGGCATTCCTCAAACCGACCAAACAGGAGGAGGACCGTTATGGAGCCAACGCCTTCAACCGCATTGATGAATGTCCCTTGAAGGATTTGGTCCGCTACTGTGGTTTCGATAGCGCCTACGAGCATCGCGAAGCCATGGAACAAATGGGGCTCCAATGAGGCTGGTTAAACGCCAAAATAACGCACGCAGGGGTATTTCCGCGGTGGGTGGGGCCATTCCCTGCTAAAAACGCGGCAAAACGCCGTATATCGCCAATGGCAGGGGGTTTCTAATGGGTCCGACATTCGTAAAAGCCGATCCGGCGGCCGCCAGCCGCCTTTTCCTTGAGGGTCAGGTGGCCCTCGCCGAAATTGAGCAGCATGGATTCCGCGTCAATTTGAATCTTCTATCCAAGGACGAACGACTGCTGGGAGATGAAATCGACAAGCTCATTGTTGAAGTGGCCGCCACACCGGAAGGCCGACAGTGGAAAAAGTGGCTGGCGCGGACCGGCAGCAAGAAGGAATTCCACCCCTTGTCCAACCCCCAGTTGGCCAGTTTCCTGTTTGAGGAATTGAAGTGGGAGCCGTACTCCTTTACCGAAAAAGGCCAGCCGGCGGTGGATGACGATGCCCTCGTTCTTTTCGACCAGCCCTTCTGTGATCAAATCCTGAAGCTCCGGAAAAAGGATCGCACGCTGGGTACCTTCCTTCATGGAATTCGGTCTGAGCAGGTAGACGGCTGGTTGCGTTCCTTCTTTAACCTGAATATTAACATCTCACTGCGGGGACAGAGTGATTCCCCTAACTTCCAGAATTTCCCGATCCGGGATCCGGAGCAGGGCCGAATCATCCGGGACAAGCTTTACCCGCGGATTGGTCACCAATTAGGGGAAGTGGACTTCTCGGCTTTGGAGGTGCACATCTCCCATTGCTACCACCAAGACCCGACCATGGATACCTACTTGCGGGATGAAACCAAGAACATGCACCGGGACACCTCCTCGGAATTGTTCTTTGTAGATCCCATGAACGAGATCTACTTCGCGGACAAAGCCCCCGGGGGTGGATTCTGGGTCCGCTTCCATGGAAAGAATGGGTTCGTGTTTCCGGAATTCTATGGATCGTGGTTCAAGCAAGTGGCTCCCAATCTCTGGCGGGCCGCCAAAGAACTGAAGGCCGAGGACGGCACCCCCATGTACCAGCATTTGAAGGCCCATGGAATCAAAGGACTGGGAAACGTGGCCGATAAGTATGTCGGAAAGGGTACCTTCCTTGAGCATGTCCAGAAGGTAGAGGACAAGTTCTGGAACGTCCGCTTCCCAATCTACACCAAATGGAAAGAGGCTTGGTACCAAGAGTATCTGCAACGCGGGTACTTCAACCTCTTTACTGGATTTACCTGCTCGGGAGTCATGCGCAAGAATGAAGTACTGAACTACCCGGTTCAGGGCGCGGCCTTCCACTGCTTACTCTGGAGCATGATCCAACTCCATAACTGGCTGAAGCGGTATAATATGAAGACGCGGATAGTGAGCCAGATCCATGACTCGCTCGTCATCGATTTTCATCCATCCGAGGTCGAGGACGTGGTGGCCGCAGCCCACCATATTATGACCAAAGCCATCTTGAAGCATTGGGATTGGCTAATCATTCCGTTGAAGGTCGAATTTGAACTGGCCCCAGTGGATGGATCGTGGAACGACAAAAAGAAACTGAAAGTAAAACTGTAAGGAGAAGACTACCATGCCTTTGAAAATTAACCATCGCCCCAAAACCCTTGCGGAAGTGGTCGGCCAACCGAAAGTGGTGGCCGCCCTGACGAAATTACTGGAGCGCGAAGTGGAGGACATTCCCCACGCCCTCCTGTTTGTTGGTCCGCGCGGTACCGGCAAAACCACTCTGGCCCGCATCGTGGCCCGTCAGTTGGGATGCCACAAGCTGGACTTCATTGAAATGAATACCGCCGACTTCCGTGGGATTGATACCAGTCGGGACATCAATAAAAACATGAACCTGATGCCGATGGGAGGGGACATCAAGGTCTACTTCTTTGACGAGGTTCACGGATTAACCAAGGACGCGCAGGAGGCCTTACTCAAGGCCATTGAAGAACCACCGGCCCATGTCTTCTTCATTGCCGGAACCACGGACCCCCAGAAACTCATTCCCACCTTCCGGGATCGCTTCAAGCGGGCTACCTTCGAGACCCAGTCCCTGCCGGCGGAAGATATTGAACTGCTGATCCAGCGGGTTATGAAACGGGAAGGTCTGGATTTCAAATCCCTCCCGTTGGAAGTGGTGGACCAAATCATTGTGGACTGTAACGGATCGGCGCGGGCGGCCGTCGCTCTATTGGATACAGTCGTGGACCTGAACCCGACCGAAATGCTGGCCCATGTAAAGCGCGCCAAGACCGAGGAATCTCAGTGCATCGAGCTGTGCCGCGCGCTGGTGGATCGTTCACCTTGGAAGACCGTGGCCACTCTGGTCCGGGGTCTGCAGGACGATCCCGAGCGGGTTCGCCGGGCGGTACTGGAGTACTGTTCCAAAGTCCTTCTCAACAAAGAGGACGCCCGCTTGCATTGGGTGATGCTTTGCTTCAAGGAACCCTTTTTTAACACCGGCAAGCCGGGCCTGACGATGGCCTGTTACGAATCCACCCACGTTGGAAAGTAATCCGTGATCCCACGCAACCTCAAACCAAGTGCCCGGAAGGCATGGGGGGTAGTGAAGGCCTTCCGACGCTTTCGGGCAATGGAAGATCCTTCCAATGAGGCCAACTTGGCCTTGGATATTGGAGCGGGATACCGGAGGTTCTGGGACTTACGGAACGAAGAACCACCCCAAGTCGCCAGCAATGGGATTGAAGATGAAACCGCTTTTGTAGAGTGGTACCTGAGAAGCTTCCAAGTTCAATCAGTGGAAAACGGTAATATGGAAGTGAAGGAAGAACCATGCGTCGAGGACAAAACAACCAATGAAAATGACTAGAGAAGTGGTCCGCCAAAATCAGTCAGTGGAAGTACCCGTGGAAAGTCCTGTCGATTTCGAGAAGGACATCCGGGTGGATATCCATCATCTGGAGCTGGAGTGGGTGCGCCAGCCCCAGCTTGTCTGGAAGTACGGCAAACTCGCGGCCGATGCCAAGGATGAGGTCTCCCGCATCGAGAACCAAATCTCCATGCACGAATCGGATGTGGCAGCGGATGTTCGAAAGAAGCCGGAGCTGTTCGGGTTACCCAGTGACAAAGTAACGGACAAGAACATCCGCTACGCCATTGAATCCGATCCCACCTTCCAGCAGCTCAATACCAAGCTCCGCAAAGCCAAAAAGAATTACGACATCATTGAGCGGGCGGTCACCTCCATTGATCACAAGAAACGGTCCTTGGAGCACTTGGTCAAATTACTGGCCATGGAATACTTCTCCGGACCGAGTGTTCCCCATAAGATCGGGGCGGAGGTTCAGGACCGATTACGGGACGCCCAGAGTACCGACTTTGCCGAACGGGAGTTACGACGGAGGGGCACATGAATCCATTGGATGTGATCTGTATGTGGCTGCCCCTTTCCATGGCCGGCGTGATCTTTTTCTATTGGCTGATCCGAATAACCGCCCGTGCCATTTGTCGTTCCTATTTCGAAGAGAAGAACCGCAGTGTTAGTGTAACCCACAACCCAACAAAGGAGTCCGAATGAGTACCAGCATGAAAGATCGTTTCCGTGAGCGCGCGGCCGCTGCCGAACACGAAGGGGGAGGGCGGTTTTACGTCCTGCCCAAAAACATCACGCCCTTCAAACCCAAGAAGGGAACCCAGAAGATCGACATCGTCCCGTATGTGGTCAGCGACGAGGCCCACCCGGAAAAAGTCCCGGTCGGGGATACATGGATGCGGCGTCAGTTCTACGCCCACTTCAATGTCGGCCCGAATCAGGACGCGTTTGTCTGTCCGCGGACAGTCAATCAAGCCTGCCCCATCTGTGAAGAATACCGGCGGCTGAGCAAGGATCCGGACATTGCCGAGGAAGTCGCGGCCGCGCTGCGCCCGAAGAAACGGGAGCTGTACAATGTGCTGAACGAGGACGGCTCGGTCAGCATTTTCGATATCAGCTACCACAACTTCGGCAAAACGCTGGAGAAGGAAGTGCAGGCCAGCGAGAGCGACCAATTCAGCGGGTTCGCCGAATTGAAGGATGGCTACACCCTCAAAGTTCGCTGGGACGAAACGACCATGGGCAAGGGCAAGCCGTTCCTGCAAGCCGGTCGGGTGGACTTTCTCGAACGGGAAGCCTTGGCGAAGTCCACTTTGGACGACGTGGCGGATTTGGATTCCCTGTTCAAGGTCCCGACTTACGAAGAACTGGAATCGGCGATGCATGGTGGTAAAGCGGCGGCCAAACCGGCCGCCGAGGACGGGGAAGCTCCCCGCGGTCGCAAGCTGGCCACCGAGGAAGATGCCGATCCGGCACCCCGCCGTCGGGCGGTCGAACCGGAGGCCGAAGAAACACCCCGGCGCAAAGTCGCGGCCGAGGAAGATGCCGATCCGGCGCCCCGGCGGAAGGTAGCCGCGGAAGAAGACGCTGATCCAGCTCCCCGCCGTCGGGTGGTGGAAGAAGACGCCCCCGCACCCCGGCGCAAGGCCGTGGCCGAGGAAGATGCAGCCCCGGCGCCCCGCCGTCGGGTGGTGGAGGAAGATGCCCCGGCTCCCCGGCGCAAGACTGCTGCGGGGGATTGTGTGGCCTGCAACGGTACTGGTGATGATGCCAAAGGTCGTGCCTGCAAAGTCTGCGACGGTACTGGCAAAGAACAAACCGAGCCGGCTGAGGAAGCCGCAGCTCCCCGCCGTCGGGTGGTGGAAGAAGACGCCCCCGCACCCCGGCGCAAGGCCGTGGCCGAGGAAGATGCAGCCCCGGCGCCCCGCCGTCGGGTGGTGGAGGAAGATGCCCCGGCTCCCCGGCGCAAGGCCGTGGCCGACTAAGTGAAGTAACTCCGGAAACCGGATCAATGGGTTGATATGGGGTGCGGGCGGATCGGAGACATGGGCTGGTAGGTCCTAGGTCGAAAATCCAAACGCACCCCATCATCCCTTTTAACCAAAGGAAAAATCAATGAGCGTCCTCGCCAGTGCTGCAAAAAACATTCAAGCTTCGGTCCGTAAGGAATCGGCCCGTTCGGACCACTCTCCCCGTTCCAACATTTACCTCCCAACTGGTTCCACTCTTCTCAACTTGGCACTCTCGGAACGACCGAATGGTGGCTACTGTGGTGGGAAGATGACCAATCTGGTTGGGGACAGCCAATCGGGAAAAACTGTGTTGGCCATGTCCTGCTTCGCGGAAGCCACCGCCCGTCCACGGTTTGATGATTACGAGCTGTACTACGACGATGCCGAATTCGCCAATGAATTCGACATCCCCAAACTCTTTGGAGCCCGGACAGCGACCCGCATTCGCGCGCCCCGTTATGATGAAAACAAGCAGGCGATCTACAGCCGCACCATCCAAGACTTCCACTCCACCATTGTCCGCCTGACCAAGAAGGACAAACCATTCATCTACATTTTGGACAGCTTGGACGCCCTCGACTCTATTGAAGGATTGAAACGGGCGGAGGCCATGTCCGAGGCCGTGGAGAAGGGGGAGGAAATCAAGGGCAGTTTCAAAACCGAGAAGGCGCGGGTACTGGGCGAATTGCTGCGGCAGATGATCGGCCTGATCGACAAGACTAACAGCTTCCTGATCATCATCAGCCAGACTCGGGACAACCTCGCTCCCATGAGCTACGAGAAAAAGATTCGCAGTGGGGGCAAGGCGCTGCGGTTCTATGCCACCCACGAACTCTGGACCTCGTCCGTAAAGAAACTGAAGGGCGGGGAGCGCCAGATCGGGACGCTGGCCAACGCCGCGGTCCGTAAGAATAAGTTGACCGGCAAACAGCGGGAAGTGGAATTCCCGATCTACTACGACTACGGTATTGACGATCTCAACTCCTGCATCGACTTCTTGGTCACCGAAAAGTGGTGGAAGGTGACCGGACAGACGATCAAGGCCGATGGGTTGGGAATCACGGCCACCCAACGGAAATTGGTGGAGCACATCGAAGCCGAAGGACTGGAGGCCGAACTCCGTCGTATTACTGGGGAATGTTGGATGGATGTGGAAGATAGCCTCAAGCTCGGTCGCAAACCGCGGTGGGAATAATGTACGCTCATATGAAACGGGGACGCTGGTGATGAGTATTGTTGTGCAAGGAGTGTTCGGGTATGAAGGCGAAGACTTGCTCCACAAAGTAATCCGCGATGTTTGTACTGTTACAGCAATACCAATCACTACCCTATGCCCTGCCCCTGAGGTATACAAAACGTGGAGCCGCAAACGCCAGCGCAAAGCCAATCGAATGTGGAGGAAACATGCAACGAAAAGATACTTCCCGACAACTTACTCTCGAGCTACAACCGCCGTCGCTGTCTCAAGATTTGAAGAACGGTGTCGGGATGCCGCCGCCCGGCTTCAAGAGTCGTTCGCGCGTGCTTCCGCAGCGAGCAGACTGCTTGGGATGTCATTTGAGCAACTCGGACGTGCAGCATTGGAGTGCAAACACGTCGGAGGGAAGGCCGCGTTGGAAGGCTCTCAGCTACATAAGACTTCGGGCGGCGCACGGCTTCCCCAACGAAGTCCCGAACCCTGTGATTGATTAACGTGGCTATCGATTCTCCCATCTTAGTGTTTGACTCCAGCGGTCTTTGTTACGCTGCGTTGCACACGCTCGGCGAACTGCGGCACGGCAACGTCGCCACAGGAATCGTGTTTGGATTCTTAGGCCGTGTCCTATCGCTCGGCACGTTGTTCAAGACCAATCGCTGCGTCTTCTGTTGGGACAGCCAGTTCTCCATCCGCGGGGTCTG